GTAGAGAGTCAGGTCTTGATCGGGTTCCAAATTGGTATCTGGTGCCGCAGATTCAATCATCCCTTCACGGTATACGCCCTGCTCTTGCAGGATTTCAATGCTGTGCTTACTGACAAACTCATCAACCGCTACACCGTAGGCATCCTCAACTGAGGTTGCTACTGGGTCTATTAGGAAATTCTGAGGTAATACAGGCTTGAGCTTTACGACTACACGGTCAGTAATGTTGACACCAACTGCCTGAAGGTCACCACCCATGATCGGCTCAGTTGCTGGAGCCATCTCTTTAATTTCTTCAATGACCACCTCACCAACGCCTGTGCCAAACACGGCTGAGTTAATCAGGCATTCCGCCACTGCTTTACGAACCTTGCAGGCTTCAAAGTCTTCAGCCAGCTTCTTTCGTAATACTAAGGCGTCTTGCTTTTGCGGATCTGCTACATCGTCCGCTATGTCAAACCACTTCCCCCGTCCGAATGTGGCTTCTTCCAACTCTGCAACATTAGACTCTACGGCCTGCTGCAATGCTGGTGAAATAATCCTTGAGCGTTCTGACGCCCTTTCAGAATCCGCGGGATCCCACTGGCCACGCCATAACCTGTAATACTCTTCAAAACTATCTTCATAGTTTGACTCGTAATAATCGCGCCAGTCTTCACACTTACTCATTACCCATGATTCAATAGACTGCTCGGCCATCAAGGGGTCTGGGCTATAGTCATTTGCCATTTTAGTATCCCGCTACCACGTCTAATATCTCGTGGTCTTCGATTTCATATTCATAGTCGTAAGCCACCTCGGCCAACTGATCTATGTACGCCAACGCATCAACCAAGTCATCATGCGTCAAAGCATCTGGAAACTGAAACAACTGGTCAAGGAACTTAACATTCCACTCACCTTTGCTCAGGGTAATATATCCATTTTCAAACCGACCCTGTAAGGCCCACATCACCCTATCTGTTTTCTTTTTGTTTCCGTGCGTTAATTCTTCAACCCTAAAAAACGTGCCATACCGCTTCATCAAATCAGAAAGCGGTGACATTACCGCTTGTTTAGCGATTCCTTTTTCAATTCCGACACTGACAGGGCGATAGTCACGGACGGCCTGAAAAATCTTTGTAGCCGTCTCATCAAGACCCCAACGACCGTAAATAATGTTTTCCACAAACCAGCCATTCTCGTTTACCTTGGCAACAGCAATCGCAGTATCGTCTAGCTTTGTGTTCTTGGTTCGCTTTTTGTTTACGTCCTCAAAGCCCGCCAAGTCAACGGCAATATAGTAATCGCCTTCTTCGGGGTCTTCGCCAAACCTAACCCAGTCCTCTTTGAACATTTCAGAGCCTCTAGCCTCAAAAGAAGCCATGAACTCTTGTCTGAAGGCGTAACTAGACATGGATTTCTTAGCGATGTCAATTTCGCCAGAATCCAGCACTGAGTTATCGTAGCTCGTAAAGTGCCAAGCCTTGTAGGTTTCGTCATCCCCTAGCTCAGCATACTTGTATAGCTCGTAGAAATGATTACGACCCATCGGTGTGCCGATAAATAACGCCTCACCCTTCTGGTCGGTTAAAGCAGGCCTAAGAATCTGCTCCCACACATCGGGCTTCATATCAGCGTATTCGTCCATGACGAGGTATTTCAGAGAGACACCACGCATTGTCTCTGGCCTGTCGGCTCCTTTGAGACTAATCGTGGCCCCATTGACCAGTTTGATCTGAAGATTATTAATATGTGAGCCAGCAATAACGGGATGGCCTAGCTCCATCAGGGTTTGCCACATAATGTCACGAGCCTGCCCCTGAGTCGGGGCGACATAAAATACATGGCCCTTATCGGCTTGAAGACCGTTGATAATCAACAACCATGCGGCTAAACGGGACTTTCCGGTACGTCTTCCAGCAGCGACCACCTTAAAACGGGTAGGGTCAGCAAAGACATCTTGCTGCCAAGATAACAAGCTGACATTGAGATCAGCCATCTAAAAAGGGATCTCGCACATTAGGATTTATCAAATTGCCTCTATCGCGGTGATAAAGCCAATTTTTTCTGTGAGCCTCAAGCAGCTCCTCTTTTGACCTGCCAAAATATCTAACGCCCCAACGCTCATCAATAATCCGATTAGTAAGAGAATCGCCATTAGGCATTATAATTTCCGCAAGGACTCGGCCAAATTTATCGCCTTTATCTAAATGAGTCGATAACACAACCTCCATCCCTGTAGGCAATTGATTTTTTACAAACGATTTTGCCAACTTAGCAAATTGTTTTATAGCAGGGTTCTTTGATCTAAGCTCGCAGGTATCTACTCCAAACAACCGCACATTGCGCTTGCCTAGTACTATCCCGAAGCCCAAATCAATATCACAAACTATTGAGTCACCATCAATAACTCTGCGAACTTTGCCTTTATATTGATAGAGACTCATTCTTTTTTCCCCAAAAATAAACCAAATGCACCAGTAAGCGCCCCAGTCATTACGCTGACCAACGCAGCTTGCTCAGGATTAGGGTCAGGCAAGGACATAAACCACTCTACAGCACGATAGGTCATGCAAATCATTGCAAACATTAGCAATCTTGGGATAATTCGCCATGCGTTAAGCTGCTCAGGAGTCATGAGTATGTCCACACAACTGGAGCTGTATCCCGTATATCTACATGGATAAAGCCTTTATCTATCCCAATCCCAGTAAATCCCATTTTAAAGGCGTTAGTTAATAGGATGTAGCGATCAGCAGCCGAGGTAACCTGAATGTCAGCCGCGATGCCCTGAGCATGGGTGCCGGGTTCTTTTTTGCGAGACTCTATTGAGTGAGATGGATCACGATACCCTGAAGTAATCGTAAATGGAAAGCCACAAACTTCACGAAGTTCGTCAATCTTTTCCAAAAACTCTGGTTTCATTTCATTATTGCCAGTTTCTTGGCAATTAAATTCTTCAATGCGAAAGAACTTCACCAGATTGTCCGTCTATGGTTGTTTGATTGATTGATGTTGGCTCTGCTGGGGTGATTTCTGTGCTGCCAACACCCGTAATGTTGATTTGAATTGCAGATTTACCAACACTCTGCGCTACATCCTTCTCAAATGCGGCTACTGGCAGGACTCTATCCATTACCAGCTTCCATGCAGCGGCTTGATTTTTGTGGTCATCGTCTAATGCGGCATCAAATATAGTTTCTAGCACTCTGCGAGACTTGGGTGACGCCAGCATACGAGCCTTGTACTCGTTGATAATAGCAGCATCACCCTTTGGCCGGCCTACTTTACCGCGACCACCAACAGATTTGCTGGCTAACTCCTTTTTTGTGGGCTTATTTTTCTTCATTTGCCCATCATAATCACAGAGTAACCACCCATCTCAGGCTTCTGGGTTTCCTCCGGAGTTGATCTAGCATCAAAGATTGTTGACATGCCAGCGTCCTGCATGGCCTTCACCTTCTCCTTGGACTTCTCGCACATTGAGTAGTAATCAATTGAACGATATTCAACAGTATGTTCTTTCATTTGGATCTCCTTAAGCGTAAGTGTCTATTGCTCTGCCCTTCGTTGCATCAGTAGAAGGGGTGGTATCAACGGATGTGGGTTGGAATCTTACCTTGGCGGAATCTAAAGGCTGATGTGAATTACTTAAAGTCGTAGGGTTCATAGCAGCATTAGCTGCACCCGCAACAATACCCGCAGGCTTCTGCATCATATTGGGCCACCTAACACCGCCCACCTGCAAAGGGTCACTAGCCATACCACAGTCCTCAATATCCGAAACGGGCTATTTACACATATACAGTCATTAGGACGCTTGTTTTATCGTCGTACCACCTGCCATGTTTATCGTGCAGATGCTCGTATTTATTTAATCGCACCCACAAACGCTCGCCCTTTTCTTGTCTTTTTACTTCTTCGTTTAAATAGGTCATAGCGCTTTTGTAATCGGGAAACAGATGCATGTCGCTAGCGGCAATATCATCTTCTTCTTGGGCTTTAGTTGGCCCAATAAGAACAGAGTAACTTTTAGGGTTCATATCATCTCCTATTAAGCCCGCCTTTCCCTCCCTATCCTATATTACCGTAATAGAAAATCAACCCCTTACCAAATAATCAATGCTGCAAACAAAACAACAACCGCTGCAACAGCAACCGTCGCCTGTCCATCCGTCAAACCCATCACAACAGACTTAAACTCCTTGCCAATTCTTTTCATATCTACACCCTCAATATCCGCCACTTAACTATTACCACCCGTAACATGGTAACACTTATCGTTACTGGTGTTACAAGACGTTACAGACCTTTCAATTTACCCTTTTTTTGTATCTGGGTGGGAACTATATATTCTGTTGCATCGTGCTACCCCCCCCCGGTGGTGTTAATTGTGGCACTTTTGAGTCTTCGGCCTAAGTCGATCCGTTCAGGCCGCAATATATCCGAGTGTGAGAGTCCGCTGGGCACCCCCTGAGGTAACTAACCTTCACGTAATGTGGTTGGCAGCTTGTCACCTGCTTCTGCCTGTCGTTCCCATAAATATCTGAGAGGGTTGGCCTCTAACCTCATCACGCTTTCGGTCTCCGTTTTCCGTTGGCATTCACCCGTTGGGTTGTCTCAGTCTGCGCCTCGGCTGTCCTCGACGCCCAAGTACCATAAGCGGTCATTTCCACATTCGTAGAATTTGTACCACGTCGTAGCCTGACATCCGTAACGAATCCACAGTCTGTTCCTGCTCACAAGGGCCGCGAGAATAACGGCTTCCACGCTACGCGCGGACCCTCCGCGATTCACGCTCAACTTCCCCCTTGTCATCAGGCCCAGCCAGTGGAGTTCTACTCCTGTCGGCAACGACACAAATTCAACAAATGAGGAAATAACCATGGCACTTAACATCGAGAACAACCAAGGACTGGCCTTCTACAACACCAACGGCCTCATGCGCAACGAAAAAGCTCCGACCTTCAAGGGCGAGATCATGCTAGAAGGCCAACGGTTGAAGGTTGCAATTTGGGAACGACAGACAAAATCAGGCGCCAAGATGCTGTCGATGTCAGTTGAAGACGCTCACGCAGCTGAGTTGGCTGAGGCAGAACGCCGAGTCGAATGGCTGCGCAACAAGTCAGAAAGCGAGAAGCGAGAGCGTGATGACGAGATGGTCAAGGTTGACGAGTCTCAAGACGATCACATCCAGAGAACATCCAGCCGGCGCAAGTCGGCTTAATCAAGCAGGGAGCTTCGGCTCCCATTTTTTTATCCAACAATCAAGGAGTTAGTGATGGAAACTGTATTTATGTACTGCGTTAATGAGGATGACGGTGTGCACGTTGTGCAGCCGGAGCTGACGCTGGTAGATGATGGTGATGACGATGTGATGCCGATGCCACCATTGTCCGAGCTTGGCGAGTTGATTGCCGATTAACAAACAAGGAGTTGATGATGTTTCGTATTCTTCCAGAGATTTATTTAGTAGCTGGTATTGGTTTTTGTGCTCATGGTCTAGCGACGATGGACAACCAGCATGTGATGTATGGCGCTGGACTTTTTACGCTGGCGATGGTGATGGTTGCTGCGTTGGTGTTCGACGTTGACCATAAATAAGTTTGCATAACTTATCAAAGGTTGGTAGACTTTAACCAAGGTCGTGGATAGTCTGCGACCTTATCAAACGTAAAGGAGGACTTATGTCCAAGAAGTATCAGCGGATTATTGACTTGCTCGAAGAGTCAATGCAGAACGAAGAGTCATGGCGTAAGACATGGCAATCTCAATCACGGTTGCATTGTAACTGGATAAGCAAGCGACCTTACTCTGGCACCAACCAGTTGATGGCGATGGTGTCGGCTTGGAAGTACGAATACACCTCGACGTACTGGTTGACGTACAAGCAGGTGCAGGATCTTGGCGGCAACGTCAAGGGTCAGAAAGCAACGCCAGCTATTTTCTTTGGCGATGGTGTTGACAAGGATGACCCTGAAAAGCGCTACAAGTTTGCCAAAGTCTACAATCTGTTCAACATTGAGCAGACTGGCATTGAGGTTCCGCCGATTGAGGTGCGAACAACCAAGCTAGAAAATCCTTATGAACTGGGCGAAGCACTGGGTGTCAATGTCTGCAGCGATGAGTCACACAATCCTTGTTATTCACCTGTCACTGACACAATCAAGATGCCTACTCCGGGTCAGTTTGAGTCAGACGATGCACACCAGTCTACCTTTTATCACGAATGCGCTCATGCCACTGGTCACAAGTCTCGCCTTGATCGTCCGTTGACTGGGATGTTCGGCAGCGAGGACTATGCCAAGGAGGAGTTGGTGGCAGAACTAGCGTCTGTATTCTTGTGTGCTGAGCTTGGTGTCAAGTATGACATTCAACAACATGCCAGCTATCTCAAGTCATGGCAGAAAGCTATCAAGATTGATGCAAATTACTTGCTGAAAACTGCAACTGCGGCGCGTAAAGCTAGTGAGTTTTGTATTGACCAGCTTAATCTTGTCCGCAAATACGAGGAGGTCGCGTGATGGACTTACCTGAGCACATTGTCGCTTTGATCGCATGCATCGCACTGACTGTGATCTTTGGCATTGTCGGTGAACTTGAGTACCAAGATGAATTGTATCTTGAGTCTCGTCACTCGGACGGAACCGCCCCCCATCCGGAGGTGGGGGGAGCGGATTCCGCCCATCGTTCAAACTGAAAGGAGTATGTATGTCTACACATTTTGATCAAGTTGTACGGGCTTGTCCTGAGTTGACTAAAGCTGAGGCAGAAGCCGTGCGGGACCACCTTTATGACACTACTAGGTCAGACGAGTCGTGGTATCCAGAGTTAATTCAATCTGCAGCTCGTAGCCTTTTTCCATATCAGGCAACACCGAAAGAATCTGTTGTGTTTCTAAGGCAGCAGAATTATCTGGAGATTGCGCGTCGGCACTTGGCGGCTGCATCCAAATCTCTGAGCCATGGCAAACCAAATGACAACGTGGCCCAGATTCATTTGGATGTGCAGTGTTGCATCCATTACATCGACGAGGAGTTGAACAGTGTCTGAAGCCGATCGTTTTTTTCCAGCGTCATTAGTCAAAGCATACTTCAACTGGTGCGCTGCTAATGACACTAAGCCGGAGTACCAAGGGTTGTTTGATTTTGTTGCGGAGGTTCAAGGCAACAAGCATCTCAACGGTATTCCATCACATCAAACCATCGAGGAGATATTCGATTATGTCAGTAGACAAAATGAAACTGATTGAAGAAATCAATCATCATGTTCATTTGATCCGAAACAATACCGCGGAGGATCTATGCGAGTTGCGCAGATACAAGCGCGAATACTGTGGGCTATCAGGAACTTCAGTTTACATGGAGGGAATGATGGCTTTTTTCCGAGGACGTGTTGCCAGTAACAAGTTGGCGTTGAACCACTTTAACTGGCTCAAGCAATCAATCAATACAATGGAGGAGTTAGCATGAAAGCGCGCAAAAGACCTACTGAGCCTTTGGCAAATCTTGTCTGGACTGCAGATGATGAGCGTACTATAGCAAGGATGCTACAAAACAAGCGCACTTATCGTCAAATTGGTAAAGCGCTTGGGCGCAGCAAGCAGGCGTGTCAAGAAAGAGCAAGCGCGATAAGAGGAAGAATGAGGGATGCAGGTATGCCTCCTGAGCAAATTGAAAAGATTTTTCCAAGGGCCAGAGCAGTTACACCACGTCAAGTTCTATACAAAAAGAAAGCCGAGGCATCTGAAAAAAAGGATGAGTTTGATGTCCCTAGTTTTTTACCGCCAAGACCAAGGCATCCAGGCAAACCTAAAGCTGCACCTGAGCCTGAGAAAGTAATTGAGTCGTTACCGGCAATAGAAACGTCAATATCAACAGACCAGTTGCTAATTCAAAAAAGACTTGGTGACTTGCTGATTGCAGCGGCAGCGTGTGCAATAGGTATTTGGTTTATGGTTGGTTTGTCAATTTCATCAATGATTTAGGAGGGTTTATGGGTACTGCCAGCATGTATGGACGCCATGTGTTTGAGGCTGAGCTTGACTGTGATTGGATGACAGCAGACGTGTTGATTACTTTCAATCTAAACAACGAAGATATGCATGATGTTGTCGATACTGAGTCTGTTGTAATAAAAGAAACAGGTTACAACATCAGCAGGTTTGTAAACTGGGGCTACATTGATGATTTAATAGCTGAGTTTTTACATGAGGCTGATTACCATGTATCAGACCATGGCAATTGATAGTAGTATTTAACAGTCCAAGGTGATAACTCCTCGCCTGTTTGAGCCGGTTGGCAGCGCCCCGGTGGACGGAATCGCTGTTTCTCCGATGCGGGGGCGTTGTTGCGATGCCCCCGACTCGATGATCCCCGCCCTGTCTAGCTGAGCGATGGTTCGGTTGGCACTGGCTCTGCCGGAGCAGCAGGTGCTGCGGTTTTCTCCGCACCCCAAGCTCCGTACACCGCGTCACGGTGGGCTAGTGGCTTGCCCTTCCCATCTAGCACATATTTTATGTTGTTAGCATCCAATACACGCTTAAGCTTAGGCGTTGTGTACACCTTAAAAATCTCAAACAGAGTGCGATAGTACAGAAACTCGTTACCACTAACTCTAACTTCAGGCTCAACTTGATCGTTCATTGTTACTCCTTATAAAAAAAGCCCCGACAAGCGGGGCAAAAGCGCATGGATACCCGATCACCATGGCACATCTTGGGACGGTGCAGAGCTGGCTTCTGGCTTTGGCTTCCAGATGACGCGCTCCGCATACCACTTGCCGCCCTTTGACTCTTTGACCTCAACATTGAGCCACTCAATACCTTGTTCAGATTTTTCGATATTGCCGACCCATTGCTTGAACTCATCAAGTTTAAAAGACAGCTTAGCCTTTACAAAATCAGGGGCATTCTCGCCGGGGTGTTTGACTATCAAGCCGTCTGCAAACTGTTTTTCTTCGCTCATGCTACTTGTTTCCTTGCGTTGTAAAAATCATCGGACTTTAAAAATGCCCGCTCTTCTGTGGTAAAGACGCCACCCTTTGTGGGTGCTAACCACAATGCTTCTTTGATGTCGTCGGGTAGTTCCATCCACCCTTCGGCAACTGCAAGCATATCACCTTTTGCAATGTTATCTTTAATGTAGCTAACACTGCTAAAGTTTTCTGCTAATGCTTTGTTGTGGAGGATGATGGGATCAACAGCATCTTTTGCTGACCCGTGAGCTATGGCGTTTGACACCTCATCCGCGCTAGCGATTTCGCTGCCACCCAGACCAAGGAATGCCAAGGCTCTACCAACTGCCGATGTTTCAGCATTCTCCAGCGCTGAGGTTTTGTTGATCTTGCCGTAGGTTCTGCTTTCTTCTGCATATCCTGTGGCAACAATCCTGTTTTCTGCGTTGCGAATAGTTGCTTTGATAACAACATAAGGGTCTTGTGCTTCTACCTTTGCTGTCTCAATTGACCAGTTCTTGTACGACGTTGACTTCCTGAAGTCATCAATGCGACGAGCTACCGTTAGGTAAACCTTCCCATGAATCTCTACTTCACCTTTACTTTTATCCGCTTTCATCATGGTCTCCTTTGTTTGACCAAGTGCATTTGACTACATTTGTATACATTTGTCAACACTTGCAACCATTAAAAAGATTGCAGTAAATAGTTGACATATATTTAAAGCTCAGTCAAAGTCGGAGGTTCCGCCCAAATAAAAAGAGGAGAGCTAAATGCACGACGATTGGACGGCATACTGCGAAGAACAAGGCAAACTAATACAGATGCCCTCACAGCCACTCAATGGAGCTACATCAAACTTTAATCAAACAGGCGAGCATGACCACCCCATCAAGATAAACGGCGCTGACGGCGCTACTGCAGCATCCTCGTTGGCTCGGCTCAAGAATGCCGCAGTCAATGACAGGATTGCAGAGATTGAAATGCGGCTCGCCAAAGAGCGGGAAGTAATCCCCGGAATGATAACGACGGGCACGGTTACTCTTGTTTACGCTCCAAGCGGGGCAGGCAAGACGGTATGGATACTGGGCAATCTGTTTCAATCTATCCGCAACAATCTGATAAGCGGCTCTGATGTCATATATTTCAACGAAGACGATGGCGCAAAAGGTGTGCTGCAGAAAGCAAAGCTGGGACACCGGCATGGCATGACCATGGTGACGCTAGCTAACTCACCTGACCCCGCGCTCCGCAGGACAGAAGACGCACTGCGCATGCTGGATTCAATACGCTCTGAAGGTGAGGCAAACGGAAAGATTGTAGTTTGCGACACTTTAAAAAAGTTTGCGCCAGTTTTAAATAAAGGCGACATGAGGAATACCCTCCACGTTTTCCGTGAGTTTGCTGCGGCGGGCGGCACAGTGATCTTGCTGGGCCATTGCAACAAGCATAGAAACATGGAGGGCCGCTTGGTCTATGAGGGTGTAGGCGATCTCAAGTCTGACGTAGACAATATGTTTGGTCTTGATCCGCTCAACGA